CGGTGGGGGCAGCCATTTTCAGGGCCTCGCCAAGGTCTGTGACCGTGGTCGCCGTGTTGTTTGCAGTGTTTGCAAGCACGTCCGCAACACGGGTAGCCTGATCCGCTGCCAGGTGGAAACTGTTCAGGGCAGCAACCTGTAAATCCGCGGCGTCACCAGCACTGATCTGGGCAGCACCGGCAAGCTGAATCGACCCCTTAGCAGCGTCCATAGCCTGAGAAACATCCATGCCGCCCTTAGCCAAGGCAAGCATAGCATCAGCAGCCGATGCCGCGGAAGTACCAGCCAGGGACTCATCATTACCCAAATCCTTTGCATGCTGCTTCACCTTCGCTAACTGCTCCGCAGTGGAACCCGTCACGGCACCAAGCGAACCCAGCACACCATCGAACTCCCGGCCTTCCTTAATGGCCTCGCTCAGGAAACCCACGCCACCAGCAAGCCCCAAACCAGCCGCAAGCAGCCCCCACACTTCCCCCCCCTCCCCCAACAAACCCGCGCCCCGCCCCCCCC